TATTTTTATATCCTTCAAATCTGTTTTGATCTGAGTTATATCTAAATTGCCCTATCGCTGCTGTTGGTGCTCCAACTTGACCAGGTTGTTGTGCATCAGTACCAACAGGAACTTTTAAAAATCCCGTGGAGTTCATTGCTACATCACCTGTCATCGTAGGACTCGCAGCTACAACATGACCTAAATTATCTAAACTGATATTTCCTATATTTACATATCCAGTATTTCCTGAATTTCTTATTCTTAATAATGAAGTACCTGTATCAATATGTGGCTGAAAAGCTGAATCTATTGATGGATCGCCTGAACCACTATTTAAAGAGTTAATAGCAGCAGCAATTTGATTTAATTTTGTTCTTACGGCGGCTCCCGTTCCATTGTCAATTACATAGCCCGCCCCACCTGTGTTATCAACTCTAGCCATTTAGAAAAGTAACATTGCTCCTATTATACTATCCTTTTCCAAAACCAACAGCCGTGTAAGAAAAATTCTTACCAATAGAAGCATTAGAACTATTTTTAAAATCAATCGTAAAACCAGTACTAGATACATTAGTAATCTCAAAATAATCACCAGAAGCTAAATTTTGTGCAGTAACATTTATTGAAGGCAAGTTACTGTTAGCACCTAATAATGCTGATGTACCAGTGAAAAATGGAGAATCAAATGTGTATGCTGTAGCTTGGGCATTTTGAGTAATATTTGATCTTTGCTCAGTTCTTCTTTCTAATTTTGCTGTATAGCCTAATTGAAACACTCTAATATCCTGTGCTGGATCATTACTGGTAAGAACTGTTCTAAATTGAAAACCTCTTGCTTTAAATGTACCACTTGTAAAGTTTTGAAACGCTGTATATGTAGGAGAACCAGAAGGATCATCTTGTGTGGTGCGTACAAATAATTGAGCATCTACTTCATTAGCTTCTGTTCCATCAAAAGTACCAGTTGTTGGAAATCCTTGCGGTCTTGCGTCAAATAAATCTGATGGGAAGAAACCTTCTGTTTTAAAATGTCTAATTAAGTCTAAACTGAATACTGCACCTAAATCTAAAGTAGATGCAAAGTCATAAGTACCTGATGGAGATATTCCACCTATATCATCTAATGAATCAACGTCATCAAATGTTCCTGCAATACTTACACCGATGTCATCAAACTGTCCTGCACCAGTTAAGTTAAGAGAATTTGTTGTCGCATCAAAAGCTGTATTAACTTTTGCACCTTGAAACTTAGGATTATCTAAATCTTCTCTTCTAGTCTGAATAAGTAATTCATCAGTGACTTCTGGAATATTTACAACAACACTGGCTTCTCCTGCACTAAATCTACCACCATCATCTTGAAACTTAAGAATGTATTCTCCAGTAATAGCAGGAACTATTGCTTCAGTTGAGTTTCCTGGAGCAGCTTCTATTAAATCTACAGCATTTTCAAAAGTACCTGTACCATCTGTTCCAGAACTATCATGTCTTATATAAACAAGACCTCCATGTGTAACATCAATATCTGTTGACCTATTCCATCTCAAACGAATTAATTTACTATTTATCGGTTCAGCAGTAAGTCCTGTCATATCTGCTGGAATTGCAGTTTTTCCTGCAAAATCCTTTATTAGTGTAGATGGTTCTGCTGATGCTTCTAATGCTGCATTTAGACTGAATACTCTAAATTCATATTCACCTTCACTTGCGTCAAATATTGTAAAATCAGTTCCAGTAACAGTAGTTGTAACAAAGTTTCCCTTATCTTTTCTATATTGAACTCTATATTGACTGACACCTGGAACAGCTTGATAATCAAGAATAATCTTTACTTTTGCTTTTTGATTCTCTACATAGAAAAACTGTTCAGCACTATCAATAGCAGGAGCATTTTTTAATTCATTTAGTATGGTTACATTTCTAGTTGGCAAAGTAGAACCATCTTCAATAAATGCAAATTTTGCTGAGTTATATGCCGTTCCAATAATTGCATAATTATCTTTATCCTCAGTTACGCTTACGACTCTCCATTGAGTAGTTTGCAAAGTTGTATTTTGTAAGATCCAAACACTATTTGCATTTGGAGCAGAACTAAATGGAGTAGAAGAGTCAATCGTAATTACTGCACCTACAATCCCTGTTACACTCTTACTTTCTACCGATCCATCGGGCAAAATAACGCTAAGTGTTGGATTATTTGTAGCGTCTAAGTCTGTATCATCCGTATTATCTACAGTTACAGTTGTGGTTGTTGCGGACTTTATTCTTCCTCCTCTCCTTAATCCTGCTCTAACTGGATCGCTAACTTCTATAACTTGCCCTGGTCTGACAACTACACCTTCTGAAATGCCAGTAGTAAAATTAATTGTTTCGGTAGAATTTTGTTCTTCAAATAATAAAAATCTGCCTAATCTTCTTGCTTGACCTCTTGAACTACAACCAAAACCAGTAATTTTTTTATGTAATACACCATATTTATTTTTTGCTGCCACATCTTCTACAGTTTCAAAGTCTAATTCTTGATTTTCCATGTCAAAATATGACACCGAAACTACTGTTGCTCTTGTCTTAAGACTTGTACCAGAATATCCAAATCCTGCTGACGTTACATTAGATAAATTAAATAAGTAACTTGGATCGGTTGGTCTATCTTGCGAAATTGTAAGAGATCCTGCGTTCCAATAACTAATTGACCGCATAACAGAAGTCAAACTATTTACAACTTCATAAGCATCTTGCCTTGCTTGCAAAATGGTATTGCAACTAAATCTAGGCTCTTGTCCTCCTGCACCATCATCTACTAACTCTGAACAGTAAACAGAAGCACTATAAAAAGCATATTTATCTAATTGAGCTTCGGTAATATGATCTCCTAGTCCATAGCGAGTTTCCGTGAGTAAGTTAAATAATATCCAAGCTGGATCAGAACACCAAACTTTAGTTGTAGTAAGCGTTCCATTAAATGTTCCTGTGTAAGTTATTCTTCCATTTGTTGCATCTACAGTTCCGTTATGAGGTATTTTTATTTTTACCCCACGAACTTTATACATCCGTCTGGGAACGGATGAAAACTGTTGAGAGTCAAACCTTAACGCTACATGAGCAATATCAGGATATGGTCGTTGCTCATCAATAATTTCAGTAAATGATGAAAAGAAAAATTCATCCCTTAATCTATTTGGATCAGTAGCATCAGCAGTTACTCTTGCTACTTGAACTGTTATTGGATAATTAAGATTACTAGGTAGATCAACTCGATAATCTCTGTTATAAGCAGATGAAGTTCTTCCCGTAACTGTGTCAGATATTGGAGTAGTTGTCGTTCCATTATTTTGAATAATTTTTATTGTTAGCTCTACTGATGCACCATTTACATCTCCATTGGTTTCAAAAGTTTGTAATCCGTTAAAACGAATAGTAACTCTAACAGCATTAATATTAGAATTTGTTATCTGTCTTGATACTGGAGTTCCATTTTCTACTTTTACTCCAACATTTGTTTCAGATTCAATATTAGAAATACCAGATATAAATGTTTGATTATTTGTACCGAATCTAGGTTCAAACTCTACATCTTGAAAGTTGAAATCTGTGGGTTGAGTGTTTGTTGGATCAGCACTAGCTCTTAAAACTGGAGTTTTTCCTAAGAATACATCTTTTAATGCTGCTGTATTGTAATTAGCTGTGCCTTTTGTAAATGCTGCTGCCGATGGAAAACCTTCTATCTCACCTTCACTAAGAACATCGACAATAGTTGCAAATTGTTTACTCGATAAGGCATCAGAGGGTAGCGAGGAATCTACTACTACATCATCTTCAGAGCGATTAACAATTCCCATTTACGCTGTACCTTTTATCTGTACTGTATCAATTCCTGCTGATACTACTAGAGAACCAGCAAAAATTTCTCCATAAATTACAGGTATTGCTGTTCCTGCTCTTGATGTATTCTGCACCCCACTAAATGAAAAGTTCTGAGATTGTGGATCTTCTGAAACTCCTGGAGGTTGGGGAACAGGAGTAAGCATCTGTGCTGCTCCAGATAATGCTAAGTAGATACCTAAGTTTCCTGCTGCTGCTGTTAAAGCTGCTCCTAAAGTTGCTGAAGTTGCTCCTGTTGCAACAGTAGCTTGAAATCCTAAACCAGCTAAACTTGCCCCACCTGAAAATGCTGCAAATGTAATTAAAGCTGCTCCAGCTAATACCCTTGTAAGACCTCTAGAACCTGTTGCTACTGGTACTATTTTTATCTCTTGTTGACCTATCGGGTTAAATAATTCTGTCTCATCAATCTCATCTTTACCGACTTTTACACAATAATTTTGTTCCATCATGTGCCGTTCCAAATGAGGAAAGTTTGCTAGTAAAAACTTAAAAGCATGAAGTGGAGTTGATATTTCAGCTTCAAAACTACGCTCTCCAAGAAATCGAGCTAATCTTCCGTAAACTTTAATTTTACTGAGCATAGCGATACCTCTTCTTTGTCCATTCTATATACTTTTGGTCATAAGTTTCTCTGCAACTAAGTCTTTTCACACAATGATGAAGAATAGTTTGATCTCCTACATACAAAGCAACATGATCCAAATTACCTGTGCCTGTATCCATCAACAATACATCACCTTTCTCTAAATCCAATGTATCATCCAATTCTTTAAAACCAGTAAGAGGTAATCCATATTCAAACAAAGGCGATTTACTAAACTCTTCGGGACTTTTGGGGCGTTCCCAATGTTTTAAAGTAATATTTTTCTTTTCTTCATACCAATCGTGCACTAAATTCCAACAGTCTTGAACACCCCATACCCACTGTCTACCAATTAATCCTTTTCTATAGCCTGATGGTTCAAAATAATACCACTCTTTTGTTTCTGGAGTGACAATATAAAAAGGTAAGTCTAAGTATTCACAGCTTGCAAGATCAGCTTGGCTAGGAAATGGTGGTATCTGTGGATGACTATGAAAAACAGCAATGACTTCTCCAGCATCTTCAGCTTTTACCCAATCATCAGGATCAATAATAAATTGTTCACCTAAATCTTCGGCAAGATTCTTACAGGGAAAATACTTTTCTTTACCCTTATAAACAGCTAATAAACCACAAGCCTCATGTGGTGCATTTTTTTCTGCGTGTTTAAGTGCAATATCCTGCCAAGTCATCCAACAAACGTACCAATGCCTGGGAAAATATCTCTAGTAGCAATCCTTTTTGGTAGTTTTACATTTACTAAGTCTAGGGCTGATATAGCTTCCCATTGGACAACATCTCTATTCTCACTAATTTTTCTGTCTAAAAAGTATATCTCTTGAGGAAATTCTGCGGATGAATCAGGTGTCCCATAAGGATTAGTGTTGCCAGTAAAATTTACTGCATCTAAATATCTAGCAAGAGTTCTTATTCTTACTAATTTTGCTCCATTAAGATCATTACCGACTGTTACTTGGTTTACACTTGCCATAATTGCAGTAAGAGTACCAAAGATATTACTAACAGATATAGTTGGTCTTGGTAGAGTTCCTGTTCCTGTAAATTCAAATCCTTCACATTGAATAGGAAATCTTTGATACGCATTACCAGCCCAGACTATTTCTCCACTTGCGTTCATATTGGAACCATTGTGAAATCTATAAATTGTTGTAGATCCATGTAAATTTGCAACAAGCTCCAAAGTGAACAGTTCAATAATTGCTCCAGGATTTATTTCTTGTAAAGCTGAAACTGGTACTGCCATTAGGGTTCGAATACTTGTTCAAAGCTGGCTGTTATTCTACTTCTATCAGATTCAAACATTTCTCTATTAAAACTTCTACAAATCCATTTATAAGAAGTTGACTCATCGGGCGGTGACCAATCAAAAGAAGTACCATTCTTTGCTTCATTTTCTAAAAATGTTTCTATCGTATCTGCATCACTGTCTTTTACATTAAAAGTCAATGCCCAAACTTTAGGATCTTGATTTAAACCAAAAGTTGTACGTTGCTGATAACCGTCACCAAATTGTGTAATTCTAAGATTGGGCTGACTACGTTTTGTAGCAGAATATTGTGGATCAAAGTCAGGAAAAGTAGCCATT